CATTTAAATCATTCTACTAAACATAATGTTATTTGGAGTATTGACCAGGATAAAATGATCGCATCTTTTGTTGCGTGTCAGAATATTTTACCTGGTGAAGAACTTTTTATTAACTATCATTTGGAAATGTAAAAAATTTATTTATATATTTGCATAAACTAATTTTATAGATTATGACAAAAGATAAATTTGATTTTACTCCATTTGGAGGCTGGGTTATACTACCTAACCCTTCAAAAAGAAAAACAGATGCAGGAATTATCCTAGATGATGCAACTGCAAAACAATTACAAACAAACATTTTAGAAGTCTTAGCAGTAGGCCCAGATTGTAGACAAACAAAGATAGGAGACACTGTAATGGTAGATCCTAACTCTGAAGCAATGCTTATTCATATTAATGATGTGCAGTATCTGTTTGTTAATGAGTTTCAGATATTAGGTAAATTCTAATGAAGATTCCAGGAACTGTTTCAATAACTTTAGATGATTATCACGCTATACTAGAAAAGTCTGTAAAAATTCATGACTTAGAAGAAAAAACTAAACTTGCAGCTAAAGAGTTGCAAGTGTTTTTAACTTTTATATGTGATAAAGCTGATATATCTGAGTATATTGAAGAATTTAATAAACAGTCTAAGACATCAGAGATAATATTCTTTGGAGGAAGGGCTCAAATAAAATTTAAAGATGAAAAAGAGAATAACAGTTAATATTGATAGTACATACAAGCATTTACAACTGTGGAATGGTATTTTTGACTTAACTAGTACAGAATTAAAGACATTATCTTCATTTATAGATGTCCAAGCAATTACTAAAGATGAAAATCTATGTTCAATGGACAATAAAAAAGAAGTTGCAAGGTCATTAGGTATTAAAGATCCTAATACGTTAAATAACTATATTAAAAAGTTTAAGGACAAAAGAGTTATTACAAAATTTGGAGGGAACTATTTATTAAACCAACTACTAGACATAAATGCAAAATCTATCGAAATTAATATCAACAGGATCTAATACTGTAATTAGTTTTTACGAGATAGAATCTTATTATATAATAATAGTGCAAGATCAACACGGAGAATGTTTGCACATAGAAGTACAAGAAACATATGGCGAATTTTAAATGTAAAAAATGTAACAAAGAAAAAGAAATAGCAACTTACACTATAAAAGTTACTTCAGAAGGCCTTGTGTCAGAAGAAGCAGTGTGTTGTAAAACTTTTATGGAAAGAACCTATACAGGAAAAGGGTTTGGAGGTATAAAGAAGGGACCTAACGGAACAGTTAAGAAAAAATAAACATTATGAACAATCCAGAACAAGATACACCATCATTTTTTAAAATGGTAAAAAGTTTTACTGCAGCATCTGCAGATTTTATTGCAAAAGGAGCTCCAATATGTACTGTCGAAGAATACAAAGATAGATTAGACACTTGTAATCAATGTCCTTTCTTAATAAAGAAAAATAAACGTTGTGGTAAGTGTGGATGTCTTTTAGAGTTTAAAGCTAGAATGAAAACACAACACTGCCCCGAGAAAAAATGGGAAGGCGATAAATAATGGCTAGAAATAAAAAAGAAATTGTACAATTGTTAGCAACAAAGCATAATTTACCTTTAAAGACTGTAACAGAAATTGTAGAGTACCAATTTAAGTACGTTACAAAAGTAATGAAACAGGGAAACTTTGATACAGTACGTTTACCGTACTTTGGTAAGTTTTCTGTTAAGCAAGGGAGAGTAGATTATATAGAAAAATTAAAAAACGCTAAAAAATGAAACTAAGAGACGATTTAATATATATTAAAGATAATAAAGCGGTACCTAGCCCTTACTCTAAAACAGTTATTGAATTTAAAGATTTAAAAACTGAAGAGTTAGGATTTGTATACTTTATGTGTGATCACAGGTCTCCATTTTCAGTATATGAGTGGGAACAAAGAATACTTGAAGTAAAAAACAGTATATTTGGTAATAAGAAATGGGAACCTACTGCAAAAGTGTTAGGAGCTTGTGATAAATATGAAAAATTAATTGAAACTTCTGCAGTAAGGCTATTAAAAGCAGCTAACGAGTCTGTAGTTAAATTAGAAAAATATTTTAGAACAATAGATTTAACATTAATGGATGATAACGGTAAGCCTATATTTCACGCAAAAGATTTAATAAATAATCTTGAAAAAATGGGAAAAGTTGTAGATGGGCTGACAAGACTAGAAGAAATAGTTAAAAAAGAAGAACAAGCCGCTAATACAAATAGAGGAGGAATAGAAGTAAACAAATATAGCATGTAATGGATTTTTTAGAAGACTTAGAATTATATAATCAAGCAATGTACAATGCTTACAGTTTTATAACTGGAAAACAAACGTTAGATACAATAGCAGAAAACTTAGAAGATGATATTGAACAATATCCTTTACCCTTTGACCCTTTTGAAGAAGACGGCAAAACCCCAGATGTAATTGATATGGTAATATGCCATTTTACGGAGTTAGAGGAGTATGAAAAATGTGCAGAACTTGTAAGAATAAAAGATAAATGTCAAAATTTACAAACACCGACAGAGTAAGGCCTTCAGCAGTATCCTTTTTAACTAATGGATATTTTACAAACGCATTACCAGGTACTAAAGAGTATTATGAATTTTGGGACGAAGAAAAAAATCGTTGTCTCTATGGTTATACTATAGATGATATACATGTTACAGGATTTCATTATTTTTATCTTAATTATTGCCCTATTGATAGAGCTGTAGATGAAGTGTTACCAGATGGTACAACTCAAGCAAAACGTGAGCGTACATTTCCTAGATTTTATGACGGGGACTGGGAATATTTCCATGAAATAGATAAAGCTAGAGGAACTAACAAACATATGATTGTTTTAAAAGCTAGGCGTAAGGGGTACTCGTATAAAGCAGGTTCTATGCTTGCGCGTAATTACTTTTTTGTAAAAAATTCTAAAAACTTTGTTTTTGCTGCATCTAAAGAATTCTTAATTGGTGATGGTCTTTTATCTAAAGCTTGGGACTTTTTAGCATTTATAGATGATCACACAGCATGGTCTCAACCTAGATTAAAGGACAGAGAAATGCATAAAATGTCTGGATACAAAAAGAAAGTAAACGGATTAGAGATAGAAATGGGCATGAAGTCTCAAATTATGGGAGTATCATTAAAAGATAATCCAGATAAAGTAAGGGGTAAGGCAGGTGAGTTAGTTTTCTTTGAAGAAGCAGGATCTTTTCCAGGATTATTAAAAGCATGGGAAGTTACTATGCCTACAATGAGACAAGGTGCTAAAACATTAGGAATGATGGTAGCATTTGGTACAGGCGGTACAGAAGGGTCTGATTTTGAAGCAATGGAAGAAATATTTTATAATCCAGCAGCATATGACTGTATGGATTATGATAATATATGGGATGAAGGAGCTATAGGTACAAAATGCGGATACTTTATACCTATACAAAAAAACTTAGATGGATTTATAGATGATGATGGTAATTCTTTAGAAGAAAAAGCTGTTAATTATGAAGGACAAATGCGAGACAAGAAAAAAGGAGCCGCTGATGCAAAATCTTTAGATCAGTATATAGCGGAGCATCCTTTTTCTCCACAAGAAGCTACATTAAGAGTTACAGCTAATTTATTTGATGTAGCATCTTTGCAAGAACAATATAATAATATAAAAGCTAGAAATCTACAAGCTATAGGAACAATAGGGAAATTTTACTATGGAAAAGATGGTGATATAAAATTTACACCTGACGGAGATATAAAACAAATTATAAAATACCCGCATAGAAAAGATGATGATACTACAGGTGGTGTAGTTATTTATGAAGCTCCGTACAGAAACGCTCAAGGCCAAGTGCCTCTTAATATGTATGTAATTTGCCATGACCCCTATGGTCAAAATCAATCTGCAGATTCTACATCTTTAGGAGCAGCATATGTTTTAAAACGACCAAATAATATATCTCAACCTGATGATATAATAGTTGCAAGTTATGTTGGTAGACCTTTAACACAAGATGAGTACAATAAAAATTTATTTATGCTTGCAGATTATTATGGATGCAA